GCAGGTGCGTCGTGTTGGCTGTGCGGTGGTCTGATGGACGTGAAGCGCCCCTCTTGGATTACAGGCAAGCACTCATCCCTGGGCCAGCACCCCGTTGCTAACCATCCTGAGGGTGCGTTGGTTCGTGAGGTCCTTGGAGCAAATCGATAAACACAGAGTGGACGTAACGTGACAAACATCATCTACATCCAGTTGATCAACTGGAACTATGAAGACATCAATGGTGAATGGATTGGTCCGTGGGATGACTTGGAATGGGCTGGCTATGGAGATGACACGGTCGAGACTGACTTTGTAGAAGAGCCTGGTCCTGGCTATGACTTCTACTACCAAGAACCTTATTGGCATTTGCCGACCGGCGATCTTTGGGTCATGAGGTGGTTTGCCAGGTATACGAAATGGTATTTCGACGATATTGATGACCCTAATCGTCTTCGTACCATTATTGATCCAGATAATGAGGATGAGTGGTATCGAATAAGAGGTACTTACACGCTCGATAATCGATATACCGTTCGTTATGAGTCAAGTACCTTGACAAGCAAGGATTGTGTATGGAATGAAGCAACTAGCGCGATGCACAACGGCACAAACAGGCCAGAGGTGTGCCCTGATCCTGATGCCATCTTTCAGGAGGGACAATCATCATCGATGTGTCCAGTCGGAGGGGGTGTTTGGATGAGTGCTCGAATACTCACATCGTTCTTTAGTCCTGATGATGCATCGTATGATGCTAGATACAGGATGGTTACTGTAAAGACTGATCTAGTCGATCTGTTCGATGACTATCGCCTGTCAAATCAACCGTTAGAGAAGGAGGAAATAGAAGAAATCAGTCATCGAGATGAACCGATATGGGATCTCGTATGGCAATATGAGTGGGAGGATCCAGACATGACACTCCACCATATGGATGTTCGGTATCAAATGTCAGGGAATAGCGTAGGGGATACTTATCTCGCTGATCAAACAGCACGGGTATATCGTGTTGGCCCTGAATATGAATACCCTAACTTTGATTGGCACGCCCATATTCCCATCCAAGGCGAACTATGGGATGAGTACTTTATTCCTAGTGGCTTTGGTGCAGTAGGATGTACTTGGAATGATGATCATGATGGTGTTAGTGGCGAATGGTCGATTGGTCCAGAGCATCTTGATGATGATGGAGAGATGAGGTTTATTGTTACAAACAACTTCTTTGAAGGAGACTCTTACTCTAACGCTGGTTCTGGGGCAAGTTACTATTATGGAAGTTTCGTGCGAGCAAACTACCAGATTTACAACTTGATTGCTGATCCAGGTCGATGGAGGATGTCATACTTCACTGATGAGCCCTTGATTGATATTGATATTGATGAGGATGTTCCTCTGAGATTGCGACAGCGAAGCGATGAGTTGCTTGGCCACGGCCCGCGCGTCGAGAACGCTGGCAACTCGCCAACGACACAGCAAAGGTCGACTCGTCATTCAGGCCAAACCTACTTCTAGGAGCAGTGGTGTACGTACTCCAGCGGCCACCGCAGAACGACGATGAGTTGTATGAACTCGTCTACACCCTCTGGGGCGTCAAGATCCCGAGAACGCCGGTCTGTCCTGACCATGCCACGCCGTTCCAGGCGTTCGCGGACGCCTTCTTCGGGCGCACCCCCGTGGCTATCTGGAAGGCATCCAGAGGGCTTGGGGGCAAGAGCAGAACACTGGCCTACCTCACGCTGACTGAGGCCGTGGTGCTCGGGGCCGATGCCAACATCCTCGGTGGCTCGGGTGCGCAGAGCCAGAACGTCCATGAGGCCATGCGGGATGGCTGGAACTTCCCGCTCTCGCCCAGTCACATGCTGATGACCGACAACATGAACGAGATGCGTCTGTCCAACCAGGCCAAGGTCAAGGCGCTAATGGCCTCCCAGCGTTCAGTGCGTGGCCCCCACCCGCAGCGACTGCGCCTGGACGAGATCGATGAGATGGATGTCGAGATCCTCGACGCAGCCCTGGGTCAGCCCATGCCCACCGAGGAGATCGATAGCCAAGTGGTGCTGTCCTCCACTCACCAGTACCCCGACAAGTGCGTCGCAGCCGGGACGCTAGTGTTGACTCGCCGGGGTGAAGTCCCGGTTGAGGACGTGGAGTCGGGTGATGAGGTGATGACCCGCAAGGGGTGGCGACGGGTCAAGCACCAGATGATGAGTGGTTACCGTCCCGTGGTTCGGCTCGCGCTCTCGAACGGTCGCGTGCTTACTTGCACTGACGACCATCGCCTCGCGCTACTTGATGGAACGTGGACCATCCCCCGATGGCTTGAGCCTGGCGCGGCGCTTGCGGGCCTTGATCCTCGTCCGTTCACGCTCACAGGGGCGACAGATGCGCCGACCTCGCCAGAGGTAGGCGTCGTGGAGGGAATGGCCTCTTGCGCAGTGGGTCTTCCGGGCGTTGAGGGCAGGAGTGCCAACTCCTCGAAGGATGTTCTCCCGTTGCGTGGTCGCTTCCAAGTGCTCGATGTTGACACAGGCCCGGTTGCGGCACAGATGGTCGACTTGCTCGCCATCCCGCAGGGGTCGGACGAGGCAGATGAACGCCCAGCGGTGAGCGCCGCCGTGGAAGTCCTTGCGCTTGATCCAGCCGTACCCCTGGGTTCTGGCCCCGCTCCAGACCCAGCACCCGTTTTTGTCGATGATGCTCCGGTCACGGAACCAGTCTTCGTCGTAGACAGTCATATTGTCAGGGTACTACAGCCGGTCTACGACCTGGAGGTGGAGGACCAGCACGAGTTCGTTGCTGAGGGCGTGGTCGTTCACAACACCATGACCGAGATGCTGCACCGAGCCAACATGAGCGGCTGGCCGGTGTACGAGTGGTGCTGGAAGGAGACCTCCAACGACACCGATGGGTGGCTGCCCAAGTCCCACATCAAGCGCGTTCGCGAGACCGTCACGCAGCGCATGTGGGAGGTGGAGTACGACCTCCAGGAGCCCACCATCGGCTCCCGCGCCTTCGACACCGAGAAGGTGGAGGAGATGTTCGTGGGGTATCGGGCCGATCCCTCTATCCCACCGGACGATGATCCAGGTCTGGCGACGTACAAGCACCACGACGTGGAGCGCGGCGAGCAGTACGAGTTCGAGCCACCTGACCTACGTCGTGGCGAGTACGTGACGGGGGCTGACTGGGCCAAGGAGCAGGACTGGACCGTCATCGCCACCTTCCGCACCGACTGCGACCCGTGGCGGCTGGTGGCCTTCTCACGCACGCGCAGGAAGCCCTACCCGTTGATGGTGCGGCTGTTCAACAAGCGACTGGAGCGCTTCCCTGGCGGGGCGATCCACGATGCGACGGGCCTGGGCAACGTCATCGCGGACTACCTGGATGAGCGGGTGAAGAACTTCATCATGTCCGGTCGTGACCGCGACGACATGCTCACGGAGTACATCAACGCCGTGGAGAAGGGCGCATTGGTCGCTCCCAAGATCGAGACGGCCTACTCCGAGCACAAGTACGCCTCAGTGGAGGACATCTACGGGCGTGGCAAGGACAACCACCTTCCCGACACCGTGTGTGCGATGGCGCTGTGCTGGCACATGCGCAACCGCGTGACCCGAGGTGTGACACCCGTGCTTGACCTTGAGCATGAGGGAGGCGGAAGCCCGTGGCGCATGGACTAGCAACTTCTCCGCCGTGAGATGGGTTGGCGGCAAATAAAGAACAATACCTAATCAACCAAACTTGAGAACTACTGCATCGTCGCAGGTCAGCGGCTTAGAACAGTGTCAGAAACTTCAAAGGAACTTCAAAGGAATGACTCACATGCCAACTTCCCAGCCAAAGAGAGGGATGCACAAGGACCTCCGCCAGTTCTTGAGATCCATCGAGAAGGATGGCTGGGGCTGGCACATCCGCCGCAACGGCCACCTTCGCCTTGATGGACCCAATGGTGAGGTCGTCTTCACCGGAGGGACGCCGACGGATAATCGGGCGATCAAGAACTTGAGGAGCGACATGCGTCGGGAGACGAGGAAGCGTCTTGAGGCAGCGAACTCGTAAGCGAGGAAGTGATCGTGCCGCGCCTTTGTTTGCCTGGCTCGTCAGTCGATTAGATCCTGATCAGGTCAAGTACAGATGGGAGTACGTCGTGGGACCACGTTGGTTTGGATACCTGATTGTCTCGACTGTGGCAGTGACCGGCGTCTTGGTTGGCCGAGCGTTGACGCTGGGTCGACCGATCACTGGGACGATTGCCGTCATCATCCTCGCAGTGAACGTCATCATCCTTGTGAAGCATTTGTGGTGGATGTTCGATGTGATCGAGGACAACGCCTACTCACGCGGCCAACGAGACACTTTGGATCGGGTCATGCAGGAGACTCAGGAGCAGATCTTAGAGTGAGCGGCAGGTAACCCCTGCTCTGGCACGATGTGCATCCAAGGAGGTGCTCTGTGGCCGAAGGCGAAGTCACCGAGAAGCAGGCATACGTGGAACTCGGCTCGACCGGCCTCAAGCGTTGGGGCGGGTATGTCGATGAGGAGTTCCTTCCACAACTGAAGGGTCGGAAGGCTGTCGCGGTCTTTCGAGAGATGAGCGACAACGACCCTGTGGTCGGCGCGGTCGTCTTCGCCGTGGACATGCTCCTTCGCCAGATCAGTTGGCGGGCTGAGCCCTACTCATCCTCATTCGAGGACCAGCGGGCTGCGATGTTCCTCGATGAGTGCATGAATGACATGAGCCACACCTGGGAGGACCTCATCAGCGAGGTGCTCTCGATGCTGGTGTATGGCTGGTCGTGGCACGAGGTCATCTACAAGCGTCGTGTGGGTGATGTGCGCAACCCGCGCTTCCGATCCCAGTACGCCGATGGGATGATCGGCTGGCGCAAGATGCCGATCCGCGCACAGGAGACGTTGCATGAGTGGGTCTTCGGTGATGATGGCGGGACCGAGGCGATGCTCCAGAACGCCCCGCCTGACTACCAGATGGTGAAGATCCCCATCGAGAAGTCACTGCTGTTCCGCACGACGATCCACAAGAACAATCCCGAGGGCAAGAGCATCCTGCGCAACGCCTACCGGCCGTGGTTCTTCAAGAAGCGGCTGGAGGAGGTTGAGGGCATCGGCATCGAGCGAGACCTCGCGGGCCTGCCGGTGGCCAAGATCCCAGCCAAGATGCTGCACCCGAACGCCAACGAGGACGAGCGCAAGATCGCCGAGGCGTTCAAGAAGATGGTCCGCAACGTGCGTCGTGACGAGCAAGAGGGGCTCGTCCTGCCTTACGAGGTGGACGAGAACGGTCACGAGATGTACCAGTTCGAGTTGCTCTCCTCGGGCGGATCGCGGCAGATGAACATCGACCAGTCCATCACGCGCTACGAGCAGCGCATCGCGATGACGATCCTGGCCGACTTCATCCTCCTGGGCCATGAGCAGGTGGGCTCCTATGCCCTCTCTGTGAACAAGACGGGCATCTTCCGCACTGCGCTCAATGCCTGGGCTGACTCCATCGCAGAGATCTTCAACCGCCACGAGATTCCAAGGCTCTTCGACCTCAATGGCTGGCGGCTAGGGCACTACCCGAAGATCGTTGCTGGCGAAGTTGACCCGCCGGACATCAGCGAACTGGGCCAGTTCATCCAGCAACTCACCGGAAGCGGGATGCAGTTGTTCCCCGACCCTGAGTTGGAGAACTTCATCCGCGATGCTGCGAAACTGCCTCCCAAGAGTGAAGAGGCAGAGATGCTCCAGCAGCAAGAGCAGATGGAGCAGCAGATGATGCCTGGAGCCGAGCCTGGGATGGATCCTGGGATGGATCCCGGAGCCGAGATGGGCGGTGGCATGAGTCCTGACCAGGCCCAAGCCAACGGACAGGGCGATCCCAACGCCGTACAGGGCGCTGAGCGCCTGAACCCAGAGCAGATCTT